GGTGATCCAGCGGCTCGATATTTTTCTAGCGGCAGACTCCAAACCCTCTAAACCACTGCGGCGCAGTGCGTTTGGCACGATCCGGCCACACAAACTGCCAGAAGGGTTGAATCAGAGTTAAGTAAACTGCAATCTACTTAACTCCATCCACTTAACTCATTGCTGATCACCTTTGCCGAGTTGGCGTTGATCAAGGGCTGCACCAAGGCAGCAGTCACTCACGCCAGCAAAAGCCGCATCGCTGCAGCGGTAGTTGAGAAGGATGGCAAGCGCTGGCTTGATCGTGATCTGGCGCTTGAGCTCTGGGACAAGAACACGAAGGCAACACCAAACAGCAAGGTGCGCAGGCCTGATCCTGTCGAGCCAACTGTTGAAGCGCTGCCACATCGGCCCAAGCCTGTGGAGCTGAAGCGGCTGATCGACGCGCTGCCAGAAGATCAGATCCCTGACCTCAATGAAAGCCGTGCCAGGCACGAGCACTACAAGGCGGAGAAGGCCAGGCTCGAGGCCCTCCAGGGCCGCGGTGAGCTTGTGCCTGCTGAGGAGGTGAAGGCCGCTGCGTTCAAGCTGGCCCGCGGCGTGCGAGACAGCATCATGGCCATTCCTGACCGGCTGGCTGCGCAGCTGGCCGGCACCACCGACGCCCGGCAATGCCACACGCTGCTCACTGAAGAGCTGCGCATCGCACTACGAGGTTTGGCTGATGGCTGATGCTGCCCTGATCTATGCCGAGGCCTTCCGCGAGGGCCTGCGACCTGCTGATCCGATGACACTGGATCAGTGGGCTGATCACCATCGCGTCTTGAGCAGCAAGGGCTCTGCAGAGCCCGGCAAATGGCGCACCGATCGAACCCCATACCTCCGGGCACCCATGGAGTGCCTCAGCCCCAGCAGCCCATACCGGCGAGTGGTGCTGATGTTCGGCAGCCAGCTCGGAAAGACGGAGGTGGTGCTCAACTGGCTTGGGGCGATCATTCACCTGTGGCCGGCGCCCACCCTGCTGGTGCAGCCCACGCTGGATATGGCCAAGCGCCTCAACCGCCAGCGACTGGAGCCGCTGCTCCGTGAGACGCCAGTGCTATCTGAGTTGATCGCACCGGCCAGGGCCAGGGACAGCGGGAACACGATGTTCCTTAAGGAGTTCAGAGGCGGACTGTTTGTGCTCACCGGTGCCAACAGCGGCAGCGGCCTGCAATCCATGCCTGCCGCCTACCTGCTGGCCGATGAGGTGAGCTCCTACCCGTTCGAGGCAGACGACAAGGGCGACCCGCTCGAGAACGCCGAGGCCCGAACATCCACCTTCCCCATGGGCAAGGTGCTGATCACCAGCACACCCGGAACTCGCGGCATGTGCCGCATAACCCACGAGTTTGAGCAGCGCAGTGATCGCCGGCAGCTGGCCATGCTGATGCCCTGCTGCGGCGCGCTCGAGGTGTTGCGCTGGCGAGAGCACATGAAATGGGACTCGCCTGATGGTGAGGTGTTCGCGCAGTGCCCCGCCTGTGGTGAACGTGTCGGCGAGCAGCACAAGACCACCATGCTCACCGGTGCCCAATGGCAGGCCACCGCAAAGGGTGACGGCATCACCGCAGGCTTCCATCTCCCGGCCTGGTATGCACCGGCCGGTTGGATCAGCTGGGGGCAGATCCGTGATGAGTTCCTCCGCGCCAAGTCCGACCCGCTACTGCTGAAGGGCTGGGTGAACAAGCGTGCCGCCGAGGCCTGGGAAGATGAGGCTGTCGCCGCCATTAACGCCGATGGCCTGATGGCTCGAGCGCATGCTGATGGCTACAGCAGCGGCACCTGCCCCGATGGTGTTGTGCTCCTGCTGATGGCGGTGGACGTGCAGGACACCTGGCTTGAGACGACCGTCTGGGGCTTCGGCCGTGGTGAGGAGATGTGGCGCATCTGGCACCAGAAAGTCGAGGGCAGCCCGGCCTATGACGACGTGTGGCAGCAGATCGACAGCATCCGCAAGACGCAATGGCCCCGCGAAGGTGGCGGCGTGATGACGGTGCGGCACTGTGCCGTAGATACCGGCGGTCACTTCACGCAGGAGGCCTATGAGTTCTGCCGGGCCAGGGCCGCCGAGGGCGTGGTGGCGATCAAGGGCAGCAGCACCAAGGCAGCGCCGGCCCTAGGCAAGGGCAGCAAGGTGGATGTGAACTGGCGCGGCCGCGTGATCAAGAAAGGCCTCGCGCTCTTCATGGTCGGCGGTGACACGCTCAAGCGGACGATCTACGCCAGGCTGAAGAAGGACAGCACCGGGCCAGGCTCGATCCACTTCGGCAACGATGTGACTGAGGAGTTTCTGCAGGGCCTGACCTGCGAGCGCCTTGTGCCCAAGACCGTGAAGGGCTTTCAGGTGCTGACGTGGGAGAAGCCGAGCGGTGCCCGCAACGAGCCGCTTGATCTCTGCGTCTATTCGCTGGCGATGCTCGAGCTGGTCAAGCGCCGCTACAACCGCGCGACGATGTGGGATCAGCTGGAGGCAGCGGCTGAGCAACAGCGAACAACGCCAGCGAAGCCACCAGCAAGACGCCGTAGGGCTGCGCAGTCAGGGCCTGGCTTCGTCGAGGGCTGGTGAAGCTAACCTGAAGGTCAGGAGGTGCCCCGTGACTATCCCCGCCGAAATCGTCGCTGGCGCCACGATTCAGTGGATCGAGCCGGCAGCCACAGACCCTGCCGGTGATCCGGCTACGTCCGCAACCTGGACACTGCAGATTGCTTTTCGCACCAACACCGCCGGCGAAGGCGCCACGGTCACGGGCTCCGCTCGATCTGATGGCGGCTGGGATGTAGCCCTATCCGCTGCCACCACCACCAGCTGGGATGCAGGCACCTGGTACTGGCAGCGCCGCATCACATCCGGCAGCGATGTCGTGATCACCGGCAGCGGCACCACCACCATTTCGCCATCGCTCGCCTTCACCGGCGACCCAACAGCATTTGATGGCCGCAGCCAGGCAGAGAAGGATCTCGAGGCCGTGCAGGCCGCTATCCGGGCGATCATCAGCAAAGGCGCCAAGCAGTACAGCATCGGCAGCCGCAGCTACACCAGCCAGGACCTTGGCCAGCTGATGCAGCGCGAAGCGCAGCTGAAAGCGATCGTGGCCCGTGAGCGTGCGGCCGAGAAAGTCGCGCAGGGCCTCGGCAATCCGATGAGCATGTTCGTGAGGTTCGGCTGATGGCTAAGCGCAAGATCACGCCAGAGCCCCAGCAGCAGGCCATCACCACGCGGAAACCCCGCCGCGCCTATGAGGGCGCCATCATCAACCGCCTGACCCATGGATGGGTCACAAGCGCCACCAGCGCCGATGCTGAGATCGACGGCAGCTTGGTCAAGCTGCGCGATCGTTCACGTCAGCTCCGCCGCGATTCCCCATACGTCCGCCAAGCGATCCGCGCGATCGGCGCCAACGTGATCGGCCGCGGCATCAGGATGCAGTCGCGCGTGATGATGCAGCGCGGCGGCAGGCTCAACGAACAGCTCAACCGCCAGATCGAAACGGCCTGGACAAGCTGGAGTCACGCTGATCGCTGCCACGTTGCCGGCAAGCTCAGCCTGCCCGAGATCCTGCGCGTTGCGATCGAGGCAATGGCCGAATCCGGCGAGGTGTTCATCCGCATCGTTGATGAGCCGTTCGGCCGCAGCAGGGTGCCGCTGGCGCTTGAGGTGATCGAGGCCGATTACTGCGACGAAGGCAAGAGCGGCGGCCCTGATGCGCAGGGCAACGAATGGCGCATGGGCGTGAAGGTCAACCGCTGGGGCAGACCGATCGCCTACGCCTTCCGTGATCGTCACCCGGGTGATCTGGTCAACGGCGTGGGCTTCAGGGTCACCGAAGTGCCAGCCGAGCAGATCATTCACCTGTTCATCACCGAGCGGCCCGGTCAGTCTCGTGGTGTGCCCTGGGCCGCCAGCGCCGTTAAGCGGCTGCATCACCTGAGCGGCTACGAAGAGGCCGAGGTGGTTCGTGCCCGCGCCAACAGCTCGCTCATGGGATTCATCCAGTCGCCAGATGGTGAGCTCCACGGCGACGATGTAGAAGACGGCGATCAGGTGACGCGGTTCGAGCCTGGCGTGTTCAAGTACCTGGCCCCGGGCGAAACCGTCAACGTGCCGCAGCTTGATGCGCCAGACGGTCAGTTCGAGCCATTCATGCGCGCCATGCTCCGCGGCGTGGCGGCTGCCATCGGCTGCAGCTTTGAGACCATCAGCCGCGACTTCAGCCAGTCCAACTACAGCAGCAGTCGGCTCAGCCTGCTCGAGGACCGCGAACACTGGCGGATGCTGCAGGACTACATGATTGAGCACCTGCTACAGCCCGTCTTTGATCGCTGGCTGGCCGCGGCCACTGGTGTAGGTCAGATCAGCCTGCCCGGCTACGACACCATGCCCGAGCGCTATGAGGCTGTGAAGTGGTACCCACGCGGCTGGGCCTGGGTGGATCCGCAGAAGGAAGTTGATGCCTACACCAAGGCCGTCCGCTCCGGCTTCAAGACACAGGCCGAGGTGGTCGCAGAAGGTGGTGGTGACATCGAAGATCTGTTGGTGGCACGCGCCGCTGAAGTGGATCGCGCCGAGCAGCTGGGCCTGCAGTTTGAGACCAATCCCGCAGACGATCAGCAGGGCGGTGCCCCTAACGCAACACCGGAGCCGGTACAGACTGAGCCAGAGCCTGCAGTCTGATGGCCAACATCAACGGCACCGAGATCAACCTCATGCCTACCGAGGGCATGAGGGAAGAAGCCCGGCGCTACCGCGACTGGAAGGCTGACGGTGAAGCCGGCGGCACTGAGGTGGCTGCTCGCCGCGCCAGCCAGATCCTCTCTGGTGATGAGCTGAGCCCCGACACGGTGATCACCATGGCGGCATGGTTTGCCAGGCATGAGGTGGACAAGCAGGGCGAAGGCTTCAGCCCCGGCGAGAATGGCTATCCATCGAATGGTCGCGTCGCATGGGCCGCATGGGGCGGAGATCCCGGCCAGACATGGGCCACCGCCAAGGCCGAAACCATCAAACGAGCGCAGGAGCGCAAGGGCATCGGCACCGAATCCCGGCCCTACCCCAATGAGCACGCTGCCAGGCTGGCGGATCCTGATCGCTTCGATGAGTTCAGCCGCGTGAAAGACGAAGGCGGCCCCGGTATTGATTTCATCTATGGCATCAATGGCGATGATCCGATCGAGATCCAGGCCATTCGATTCGATGCTGCTCGCTACACCGTGGCCGAATCAAAGGCCTGGCTCGCTGAGCACGACTTCACGCCGATAGTGTTCGAGCCGGCAACGGATAGCATGGATTCAAGATCACAGGTGCAAAAGGTGGACCTACGCGCGATCAATCAACAGCCTCTCTACCGTTCCGCGGTGGTGGCTGATGTTGCGCGTGCAGCCGAGGACCCTGACGTTGTTGAGTTCACCTTCAGTTCTGAGCAGCCCGTTGAGCGTTACTTCGGACTGGAAGTGCTCAGCCATGACGCCAGCGCCATGAATATGGAGCGCCTCAATAGCGGCGCTGCACCGTGGCTCTGGAATCACAACCCAGAGGTGGTGCTCGGCGTGGTTGAGCGGGCATGGATGGGTGACGACCGCCGCGGCCGTGTCCGTACACGCTGGAGCCCCAACACCAGGACCGAAGGCAGCGAAGAGTACAAGCGCCGCCAAGACTGGGAAAGCGGCACCATCCGCAACGTGTCCTTTATGTATTCCATCGATGAACCGCTCGACACCACAAGCCGCGATGGCTTTGCGGTGGTGACACGTTTCACGCCGATGGAAGTCTCGGCTGTCAGCATCCCTGCAGATCACACCGTTGGCCAAGGCCGCAAGGCCGGCCACAACAGCAGCAACAGCCCGCCTGATGCTGCCGCGGCCCCGGTCGCACCCTTGACCCACAACCCAACTACGACCATGGATCCCTCCACCATCGACATGGAGGCCGTGCGGGCTCAGGCTGCGGCCGATGAGCGCACCCGCGTGGCTTCCATCACTTCCCTCTGCCGTGAGCACAAGGCAGACGATCTGGCTCAGGGCCTGATCGAATCCGGTGCTTCTGAAGCTGACGCCATGCGCTCGGTGCTCGCCGAGATCGCTAAGCGTCCTGCTGCACAGCCCGCTACTCCTGCTGCTCCTGCACGCTCTGCTCAGCCGATCGCTTCCGGCGGTTCTGCTGACATCGGGCTGAGTGAGAAAGAAGCCCGTTCGTTCAGCTTCGTCCGCGCCATCCGTGCGCAGATGATGCCTGGCGACCGCGCCGCCCATGAGGCTGCTGCTTTCGAGCGTGAAGTCTCCGAGGCCACTGCTCAGCGCATGGGCATCACTCCCCGCGGCATCCTGGCGCCAAACGACGTGCTGCAGCGTGACCTGACCGTTGGCGTCGCCTCCGGTGCTGGTGATCTCGTCTTCACCGACGCACGCCCCGGCAGCTTCATCGAGCTGCTGCGCAACCGCCTGGCGCTGAACACCCTTGGCGTCACCATGCTGACCGGCTTGCAGGGGCCTGTGGCTATCCCTCGCCAGACGGGTGCCGCTTCTGCGTATTGGGTGGCTGAAGGTGGTGATCCCACCGAATCGCAGCCCAGCGTGGATCAGGTGGCACTGGTGGCCAAGACCCTCGGCGCCTACACCGAGTTCAGCCGTCGCCTGATGCTGCAGTCCAGCATCGACGTGGAGCAGATGGTGCGCACCGAGCTCGCCACCGTGATCGCTCTTGAGATCGATCGTGCTGCGCTCTACGGCACCGGCTCCAGCAGCCAGCCCGAGGGCCTGAAGTTCGTCACCGGCATCAACACGGAGGACTTCAACGCTGCCAACCCGACCTATGCCGAACTGGTCAGCATGGAGTCGAAGATCGCCGCGGACAATGCCGACATCGGCGCTATGTCCTACGTCACCAACAGCACCATCTACGGCGGATTCAAAACCACCGAGAAGGCCAGCAACACCGCTCAGTTCGTGCTCGAGCCGGGCGGCACTGTGAACGGATACAACGTGGTCCGCTCCAACCAGGTGGCCACCGGTGATGTGTTCTTCGGTGTTTGGAACCAGATGATCATGGGCATGTGGGGCGCCCTGGATATCCAGGTGAACCCCTATGCCTTGGACAAGAGCGGCGGCGTGCGCGTTACTGCTCTGCAGGATGTTGATGTGGCCGTGCGTCATCCCGAGTCCTTCTGCCGCGGTAACAACACCCTGTGATCATGAGGCTTGAGATCCTGCGCCAGACCTCCATCGCCGGCCAGCCTGCAAGGGTTGGCGACGTGGTGGAGGTGAGCGACCGCGACGCCAGACTGCTGCTCAACAGCGGCAAGGCTGCGCACGCACCGCTGCCCCCATCGCCGGTGGTGGTGCAGGATCTCGAGCCAATCCAAAGCAAACCCCGCACACGTCGCACCAAGTCCAATGGCACTGCATGAGCTCACGCTGGACAAGCTCCAGCACTTCACCCTTCTGGCCACCACCACTATCACCGCCACCGGCGATCAAACTGGGGT